CAAGAAAATGATATATTATATATTTAACACACAAGAAGAAGCATTAGTAACCGAAAAACATATAGTCGATAATATTAAAAACTGGGTTATTATTAATAATCCAGAATCATTGACTAGTGATGGTGATGCATTAAAGGGAAAAAATGCAAAAACTGGACAATGGGAAGAATCAGGAAATACAAGCAGATGGGCAATTCCAGAAAAAACAGTTAATAATAAGTGGGTTTTTTTAAAACCAACACAAGATAAAGTTTCTCCAATTCCTATTGAAATTGTTTTGAATAATATAAATGCACAAGAAATAGAATATGATATAAATTGGTTTTCATTTGAATAAAAATCATTATGATCAAAAAAATAATTTTTTTATTTTTCATATTAAATATAAATGTTTTTGCGTTTGAGTTGACAAAAATAAGAGGAGAAACATCTTATTCAAAGTCTAGCACTGAAAGTTTAAATACTAGTTTAATATTTGAATACAATATAAAAATATATGAACCAAAACATAAAAAATGGGAACTTCATATTAGTGGAAAATTGAATCCTTGCTATGATCATTTTGGAAATGAAATAAAAATGGACGCATTTACTGTTTTGGGGATTGGTTTTTAACGTTTGACTTTTTTTCAAAAAAAGTTATAATCAATATTAATGAAAATTTTTAAAGATTGGGAAACAAAACAAATAGAATCATTTGTAATTTTTCTAGGAAAAGAAGCAATTCTTCAAAATAGAAGGGCAAGAAAACTTTTAAAAGAATTTGAAAAAACCGGTGATATAGATTGTTTAAAATCTACATGCGTTCAAAGTGGAGCATCTATGGAAGCTGTTAAATCTTTTAGCATAGCAAAAGATTATTTTAAACTAGATACTTTTAATAGAAAACACATAAACAATGGAAAATGAATTATTAACAGTAAATGGATTAATCGATGGAATATCAGTAATCGAAAAAGATTCTAAACAAGAATTGCCAAATTACAAATCAGATATTCTTTACAACGACAAAGAACTCACAGATTTGGATTTTCAAGGTTTGTATTATGATGAAGGGTTCACTGTATCAAATTATGATTTTGGCGAAGGTGTTAATTTGATGAGTGTAACAACCGAAGAAATTAAAGTTGACACAAAATTTTCAAATGATATTATATCATAAGAATGAAAAACAAAAAACAGAATAAGAAAATTCAAATAGAATTTGATAGTGATCATTTGCCTGTTTTAATTGATGCATTGGAAACATATTCTCGTCTGCAATCTGGTCAGGTGAGTATGGCTATGGATACGGTTTATGCTGACAGAAACCTTTCTTGGGATGAAAGGCAATTCGTTGAAGCAACTGTTAGATATATGGCATTTCCACCTAACATCAGAAGAGAATATGATGGACATGGTGGTTTTTATGATCAATATCAAAACGAATATGATGAAAATGGAAATATTGTAAATGAAGGAGAAGATTGGACTTCTAAGAAAAATAGACCACATTTGGATCATCCCAATTCTTATTTCGGCGTTGGCTGTCCAGAGATGAGACGAGGCACTATAGCATGGGAGATTAAAAAAGCAATAGAAGAGTTTTTACACTATGAACGAAACGACGGCTATAGAGATATGGGCGTGGACGGTGACGGAGTTCTTAATATATCTGGTATTCCTAACGCGAAAATATTAAACCCAATAATTCTATCCAATTTTAAGTATTGGAACCCACAAAAAGAATTTAGAATACCACAAAGATATCAAGAAAAAATAACAAATTTAATTGAGAAAAAAGAATATAAACAAGTTTGGGATATTGTTGAAAAAGCATTTCAAAAAAAACCTTTACCGAAAGGATCATCTTATAAAATAGAACAAGTTTCAGGAACAAATTATGTTGTAATAGAAAAACCTTATAAATTATGATAACAGAAAAACACTACACCGACAAAAACGAACATCCAGAAGATAAAATATATGAAGTAAAAAAGTTTATAAATGAACTTGAAAACGTTCAAACTTTTTATTACAATCAACTTCTTTTGGATTTAAATCTTAAATCGGAAGCTGATGATTATTTGTTTGATTATGTTTATAATGAAGATCATAATTTGTCATTTGATGAATATCTTAATAAACTTGGAAAATCATATGAACAATTTCATGAAAATAATACATAAAAGCAATTGGGGGTTTTGGATTTTTTCTAGATATTCTTTCATTTTAGAAAATGAAGAAGAAGGATTAGATGAAATTGTGGTAGATAAAAAAACATGGAATAATTTTGAAATTGGGGATTTTTATGATTCTCATTACGGGCAATTTTTTAAATATGATCAACGAAATAAAAATAACAGACTTATCAGAAGCTGAATCTTACGCATTTGGACCAAATAACAAATATGATATTTGGATATCCACAACAGATGAAGAAGATATGCATAAAATTAAAAGAATGAAAAAACTTCTTCATAATAAAGGAGTGACACATTATTATCAATTTTTTTATGATTGGTCAGATGAAGATGGGGTGGAATGGGATCATTTGGAAACTCTTGGACCTCAATTAAAACACGTCGAAAATATTATCAACTTTTTAAAACCATTTGTTGAAGACAATAAAGTTCATAATTTAGGAGTTAATTGTTTTGCGGGTGTTTCTAGATCAACAGCTATCGGAATAATTGCTTCGGTCATGACAGGTAAAACACCATACATGGCATTTGATTATATCAAAACAGTTAGACCTATGGCATGGCCAAATTTGAGAATTTTGAGATTTGCATCAGATATTTTAAAACAAGATTTGAAAACCACAATTGAAAATTGGAAAAGAACAAAAATTGGAAGTATTTATACAGGAGGTTGGTCATAATATGAAGAATAATGTAGAATTATTAGGTTATTATGGTAGCGACGAGATTATTGCATGTTCAGCTTGGACAAGCACATCAAGAGAACTTGACGAAGAAAAGAAACAAAGGATTCCAAAACTAATTGATCAATTATGGTTGAATGGGCATGAAACTCCTTTTGAAAAAGGAACGGTTCATTTTTTGGTAAACTGCGATATTGCATCTCATATACATTTGTTAAAGCACAGAATGGCAAGCATTAACGCCGAATCTGCTAGATATAAAGAATTAAAAGAAGATAAAACATATCTCCCTGATGACTGGGAAGGTGCAAGAATTTTATCTTTAAAAGGTGGCGATCCAAATATGACATGGAAAAGATTACTGGAAATTTATACCGATTTAGGTAATACATATTATCATGCATGTATTAAAGATTTGGAACCACTTCTCGGTAGAAAACGAGCAAAGGAATCTGCAAGATTTTTTAAAACTTATAACAGTCAAATACAATCTGATGTTATGTTCAACATGAGAAGTTTTGCAAATTTTCAAAAACTAAGAAACAGCGAACATGCTCAAAAAGAAATTAAAGATATAGCAAACGATATGTTAATTCTAGTAGAAAATATAACTGGACAACCGTTCAAATATACATTAGAATCGTGGAGAAAAAATAAAACAATATTATGAAAAATGAACTAGAACTAGAACTAGTAAAAAAATACCCAAAGATCCTTAAGGATTATAAGGGAGATATGATGCAGACTTGCATGGCTTGGGGTATGGAGTGTGATGATGGTTGGTATAAACTTCTTGACAAATGTATGGAGAAACTTCAGCATTTTTGTGATCTTTGTACAAAAAACGGAAACCCGATTCAAGTTGTCGCAAGCCAAATCAAGGAGAAATACGGAACTCTCAGTTTTTACTATAGCGGAGAAGGTGGATCAAGAATAGAATGGGATATTATAGACGATATTATTTCAGAAACAGAAAGGCATTCTGCTCAAACTTGCGAAGAATCAGGTGAACATGGATGCCTTTGTCATCGTGGTGGGTGGTATAAAACTCTTTGCTATGAAGAAGCAAGAAAATTAGATTATAAAGCATGTGACCAAGGAACAGAAGAATATTGGATATCAAAAGATGCCAAAAAACGAAAAGAAATAAACCTTAATGAAACTAGACAGTAATAAACCTTTAATTTTTTTGGGAGATCATCATGGCGGATGGTCTTATATTTTTGATATTATAAAATCTAAAAAAATAAGTGATTGTTATATTATTTGTGTTGGGGATGGTGGACATGGATTTCTTAAAAAAGAAAAAGAAATGGAGCAATTTGAAAAACTAAATAATCTTTTCAAAGATCGCAATATAGAATATAAAAGCATAAGAGGAAATCATGATGATCCATCTTATTTCAAAGGAAGTAATAGAATATGTTTGGATAATTTTGAATTAATCGAGGATTACTCGGTTTGTGAATATAATTCTAAACATATTCAATTCATCGGAGGTGCAGTATCTATTGATAGAACCGGAAGAACCGTTGGAGTTTCTTATTGGGAAGACGAGGGCGTTGTTTTTAATAAAGAATCCTGTCAAAAGATTGATATTCTAGTGACCCATACGACCCCATCACATTGCTTTCCTCAACAATTTAATGAAATGGTATATGGATGGGCAAGGGAAGATGCGTATTTACTAGAAGATTTAACCGATGAACGAGCGGTCATGGATGAAATCTTTAAACTATGTAGTCCAAGTCTACATTTATATGGACATTTTCATTCAAGCTGGACCGAAAGAGTAAATGGGTGTGTATCTAAACTTTTAGATATCAATGAACTTTGGGAGTATCGTGAATAAGTGAAAGTATATTTACCAATAGAAGAAGGATATTTTAATATCATTTCAAATGAGTTTTGTGGTCTAGATTGTTATTTGATAACTCCAAAAATTGATGCAAAATGGAATAAGAATAATTTATTTTATCGTTCTTTGATTACAGACAAAGAAGGTAATGTTTTATCTTCTGGCTTTCCAAAATTTTTTAATTATGGAGAAAAGTCAGATTGTTATCCAAATCCAGATGATTTCAATGATTGGAAACTGGAAGATAAGATAGATGGTTCTCTTCTTATAGCAGATTATGTTAATGATCAATTCTCAATGCGAACAAGAGGAACGGTTTCTTATTCATCACAAGAGAATTCGAAAGATTTTGAATTGCTAGTCGAAAAGTATCCAAAAGTAGTGGAGTTCTTAAAAGAAAACCAACATCTTAGTCTTTTATTTGAAATTGTAACTCCTAATAATGTTATTGTTGTTAGATCACAACAAATAGAATTCTATCTTATCGGCGCTATAAACAAGAATGGAATGTGTGTTGTATCATCATCTGATTTAGTTGACATATGGAGAAAGATTGGTCAGATGCCAACTCCACAATCATATAACTTCCTAGATACTAATGATCTTTCTAAAATAGCAGAGACTATTAAAAATTGGAAAGGTAAAGAAGGAATTGTTATATCTTATAACAATGGACAAAATAGAATTAAATTAAAATCTGATTGGTATTTGTTTTGTCATAGAGTTAAATCACAATTAAATTCACAAAACAATTTAATTGAATATTATGTTGATTCTGAAATGCCATCGTGTGAAAATTTCTATAAAAAAATAGAAACAGATTTTGATTTCGAAATAGCATTACAATTAAAAGATGAAATAGAAAAAATTTGTATTGCTGGTGAATATACAAAAAAATATATTGACAATATCTTAGAAATGATTCATGATATTAGAAGAGTTAAATCTAGAAAAGAACAGGCAGAGATGATTAAAAGAAACTATAAAGAAAATTCATCTTATGCTTTTTGTATTTTAGACAATAAAATTATAACAAACCAACAGTGGGTAAAATTGATAACACAAAAAATAAACTATGAAAGTTAAAGAATTAATAGAAATTTTGTCTAAAGAAGATCCTGAAAAACGAATAGTTGTAAATGGATATGAAGATGGTTTTGATGAATTGGATAAAATTTTTTACGTATGTATAACACCAAATCCAGATAAAACAAAAAAAGATCTCTGGTGGTTGGGTGAGTTTGAAGAATGTATAAAAGATCCAAATTCGGATGAAGAAATGGCAATTCTTTTACCAAGAAAATCATAAATATGAAAAAAATCACAAAACCAGCAGAAACTGAAGAGTGTGTTTATTATTCTGATTTTTCTGGAAAACTTCTTAATGATTTTTACCCTCCGGTAGAATTAAAAATAGATTTTTATTATGGGTCTAAAAACGATGGTTCTAATTTAACGTTACATTTGGATGATAATGACATCGAATGTGTGTTAGAACTTGTAAAAAACAAAATATCGGAACAATGTAAAAAAAATCTTGCAAAAGAATTAAAAAAATGCGATGATTCTTTCAATGACAATATGCAATTCCGAGATTGGGATAGCTGTGATAAAATTTCAAACAAACTTTGGTTTTTGAGAAATCTATTAGATATAAAGGAAGAATAATATGAAAATACCATACGTGAAAACAAATTCTGTGGAAGAATATTTTAAACTTGATAAAAAAGATAGGGAATACTTTGGACTTTATATGCTTCCACATTCACTTCCTTGTGACATCTTCGATGAAGATGAAGAAGGCTGGAACTCTTTTTATAAAAAAATAAAACAAAAATATCCAATACAATGGTTCTTTAGGAGATGGTTAAAATCTTATAACAACCCTATTTATTCTTTCTTTTCTCTAAAAGTTTATTTTCCAATTCGTGATTTTAAATGGGCAGTTAATAATTTTATATCACCATGTTTTCCAATCTGGAGAAATACAATTCCTAGACATAAATATGCAGATGGTGTACACTTAATAATCGAATCTAATTTTAATATAATTTTGGATTTTTATAATGAAGCATCAGAATCATATATCGATTGGGAATCTTCTGAAGAACATTCGAATTTTTACAAAAAACTAGAAGAATATAAAAACTGGATCAAAACAGAAAGAAAGAAAATCAATGACATATTAGATATCGAATTGACTATTGCTACTAATAACAAACATATAAAAGATTATAAAGAAAAATATAAAACATATGATCTTCTTGAAGAAGATTTAAAAAACAAAGAAACTGAAATTTTGAATTGGATGGTTGAAAATAGATCATATTTTTGGACATGATTGAAGACATAATACCGTTTGTTGTAAGCACCGAGATGGACGATTATTTGAAATTAACTATTCCACGTAATAGATATCTTTTTAAAAATTTTGTATTGGTAACAAAACCAACAGACGAAAAAACAATAGATTTATGTAATAAACATTTTATAGATATTGTATACTTTAATGATTTTTATAAAAATGCATCTTTTAATAAATCTGGCGCAATACACGCTGCTCAAAAAATTTTACATGAAAAATATAAACACAAATGGCTTTTATTGCATGATTCCGATATCATTTTTCCCGAAGATTTGAAAGAAAAAATTAATAACGTACATCCTCGTAATAAAGAAGCATTATATGGAATAGATAGATACAACGTAATGAATATGGAAGATCTTCAAAACGAAGTAAAAAATAATCCTTATGTTTATGCGGGTGAATACTCTTGTTTTATTGGAAGTTTTCAATTATATTATAATAAAAATTTTTTTTATCCAATATTCAGTCGAACAGCTGGTACTTGTGACGTGCAGTTTTTACAAAACTTTAAAATAAAACAAAAAATACCAAATTCTCATGTCTTTCATATTGGAAAACGTGGTATGCATTGGAATGGTAGGAGAAAACAAAATTTTTGGGTTTAATCATAAAATGAAAAATCTTACAGAAGAAATTACAAAGTTAACAGAAGAATGGTATAAATTAATTGGACCAGATCATCATAAAGATAGAGATTGTCATTGGTATATAGAAACTAAATGGAGTTATGGTATGTCTCCGATATATTGTATTCATCATTATGGATATATTTTAGATGAAATTACAGAAAATTGGGGTTCTTATGAATTAGCATTAGGTAGATTAAAAGAAATATTGACAAACGAAATAAAAGAATATAAAAACTATATAAAACAAGACGATGAAAACAAAATATAAATTTATAGAAACGACTGGGTGTACTGCATTTGATTTTACTGTAAACGAAAAGTCGTTTTCTGTATTATCAAATACAGAATATGATGAAATGTTAAATTATCTTTTTGAAAAGATTAAAGAAGGTATTGGTGAACAAACAATTCTTTTAGAGAACGTTATTCATTTGTTTCAATATGATGATTATGAATATGATGATCATGTCTGTGAAACTTGTGGAGATACTGTGTCTACAACAACTTGGAATATTTAAACATGTATAATAAACTACCAATTCAAGTAAAAGCATCAAAACCTATCGTAACGGCAATTGTTGATGATATGGTTGAAGAAGTACAACAACCTAACTTTAATATCGTTGATGTTTACGTAGAAAAGCAGGAAACAGATACTCCATCATGGAAGTTGGTTCTAATAGACGCAAACGAACAACGTTATCCGTATGACTTGTTTTTTTCATAAAAATGAAACTATATCTACCAGAAAAATTTAAAGAACTTGGAGAATTTACTTGTAAAGAACCTATTTATATCGATGTTTATTATGTAAACAGAATAACTGGAGCAGTATATTTTACATGGGACTTTGGTATGGATTCTTCTATTAGTTTAAGAAGTTTTACTTGTAGATTTTTAAAAGGATTAAAGAAAAAAATATATAGAGAAATTACATTCGATCTTGGTCATGCTTTCTTTCATTATGAAGGAGATCCAAATTATACAATTTATCATTGGGCATTGAAAGGTTGGTTAAAAGATAGATTAGAAACTAAAGAGTATGAAAGCTGAAACAATAAAATATTTTAAAAAAGCAGAAAAGATTCAAGAAACTCTTCGAGAATTTAACTTCCACCACTTTGAATATATGTGGTATACTGATGGAAGATATTCTGGATGTTGGAAAGATTTGTCTGTATCTATGGATTATCCAGATTATGATCACTATTGTTACTGGCAGTTTTGTTTTAGAAGTAGTTGGTCTACCAATAGAAGACTGCATCTAGAAGCAATTGTTCCTGTTGGAGAAGATTATTTTACATTTGATTTGAGATATTATCCAGACATTGAACTACATGATAGAAAAGGATATTATGGACCAGTTGCTGTTTCTTCGGTTCAAGATATTTTAGAAGAAGACTTGACAAATTTGCAGAAGTATATAGATTATTTAGTGAAATGAGAGCAGACTACAAAAATACAAAACACGGAGATAAAATTGTCTTTAAGAAAGCTGGAAAATGGCATTACTTTATAGATAGAATAGAGAACGCCAAAAAGCTAGAAGAAGGTAAAACTTATACAGTAAAAGAAATTTCAGTTGCTTCTTCTTCAACTGGTGTTACACTAGAAGAAACTGGTGATTTGGTCTATGAACTCTGCTGGTTTGATGTAAAAGAAAATGAACATTGATTTATCTGACATTTACGAAAAGTATCCAAAACAACCGAACAACAACCCTATGGTATTTTATCAAAGCGGAAGTTCTGCAAAACCACATAACTGGAAAACTACATGGTATAGTGATTTATCTTATGATTGTAGAACGTTAATTGATGATTTGGTTCAATCATCTAGAGTCGAAGTCGTTCAAAGATGGGACGATAATTTCCGAAGAGAATACTATACAAAAGCTATTGCTATTGCTTATGACTTAGGAAAAGAATATAACAAAAATATTTTTACTAAATTTAAAGAATGGTTTTTAGGTTTAATAAAATGGAGAACTTGGAATTAAAATTATGAATAATACACTAGAAGAAATAGTTGCATATGAAATGCAAAACATTGAAAACTCTCGTCTTACTAGTGAAGAAGAGAATATTAACTATACAGAATCCGTAGATGAATGGATTGAGAAAATTAAACGCATTGAAGGAGAAAAGAGTCTGAATAATGAGCTTCCACATGAAACATTATTCTTTGATGATTGTGCCACACTTAATTTTGATTATGAAGTAGTCAATAAAGCTTCTGGTTATATCACTAATGCTGCCTTTAAGTACAAGGGAACTTTAACCAAATGTATCACATCTAAATGCTTCAAAACTCTACAAGAGATGAGAAATTGGCTAACAGATAAAAATTATCTTTTATATGTAATTGTTTCTTATGTTAGAACATACGGAATTGTAGAGAACTCTTTCAAGACATATACTCTTGACGAACCAGAAATGCGTTATATATTTAAAGGATATATTTTATGAAAACAGAAACAAAATATAAACTAGAAGATGTAGAAGCTATTGAAACTACAGCAACTACTGGTAACATTATTGGAAAATTCGATGAATTTTTATATAGAATAAAAAATTCAGGTACGCTGTATTGTGGACCAAAAATTTACAAATACATTCAAATGTCTTCAAAATATAAAGTTGAAAGTAACGAAAATAATTTAGAATTTCCAGTGCTTTTTGGGACATGGGTTAATGGAGATCAAAAAATTTCTTTATATCTTTCTCCAGATAAATGTAAAGATGATGAATTTATTATTGAATCGTGAGTGAGTATATTCCAGACAAATGGGTAGTTGTTAAGATCGAAGGAAAGAATGTTCCTTTGACTTACAAAGTATTCGGTTGCTGGTATGGTGGTTATTTGGGTTCTAATTCTTGGAAGTTGAATAGTGGAATTAAAGCAGTAACAGAAGCTGGAGATAATTGGTTGTTTGAAGGTTATTCGGGTTCTGTTTACAAATGCTATAAGAAGGCATATGGTATGCATATGTATGGTAATGGTGTTCTAAATGACATTATCAACAAATCAGAAGAAGT